TAGATGTTATGAACAACACCATAATAGTTGCCGTCATAGCCTAAATCATCGTTTTCAGTTCTATGTGCTGTAACATATGTTGCATCTGTAACATTGTACATTACTCCATAGTCTAAACGATCATCTTTGGTGTACGTTCCTGTGTTACCATCGTCCCACAATTCAGCACCCCAAAGTAAAGGTACACCCCAACGATGTAAACTACCACCGATTGAATAACCTTCTTGGTCTTCAGTACCTGCGTCTTCAACACCTTGAATACGCATATATGACACATCGGCATAACCCATTAGACTTACTGTACCAGTCATGTAACCTACATTACCGTCGTTGTCCCAACCAAGTGCGATACCCCAAGGTTTGTCTCTTTTAATTCTATATGAATCAAAGTCAAACTCGTTGTCATATTCCCAACCACCAAATGTCAGCACAGTCTTTTCTCTGTGATCAATTCTGTAGTTTGTTTCTGTATAAATTAGTGGAACAGAAATCTTAGGTGTCTTTGCAAAACCCATTCTTTGTGCGTCTGTTTCACCAATGTAAAAACGTGCATCATCATTACCAAAGCCTAATTGCTTTTCTTGGACTGTATTGTTTAATGATGTATCTAATGAATAATGTGTATCATAAGTCATTGATGCACCGACCCAGTCCACTCCAAGTGTTTTTGGAATCTCTTGAGAAATACCTACTTGTAATTCTCCTCTTGAATCCCAGCCTGAATCATATGTTTTGTCATTATAATATCCTTCTACTTCACCGTTGACAAAAAAGCCATTTGGTAAGTTTGGAACACTATTCTCAAGGGCAGTAACTCTGTCCTCAAGTGTTTTTTCGTTAGCCAATACGCCTGTTGTTAATCCAAACAGAACGGCTAACAGTATTGTTAGTTGTTTCATTTATTTTTATTTCCTTATTTTATTCGAATAAAAAAGGCACACCAGGTGCCTTCATTATTAATTATTTGCACTCTAAGAGTGCAGTTTTAAAAGTGGCATAGGCGGAGGGATTCGAACCCCCTGACTTTCAAAGTCCTGGTTTTGGAGACCAGTGTGCCACTCCAACTGCACCGCGCCTACATAATTTATTTTTGAAAACGTAAAGAATATTTCCTTCCGTTATGATAAAATGTTACAGTTGAATGTGAGTAAACTTCTTCAACTGTTTCATTGTAACGTGTTTCTTTACGGCATTGTGTTTCTACACGACTTTGTGCTTTGGAATTATTGTGTCCAATAATACCACCAAGTAATGCTCCAACTGCTCCACCGTTTTCTACATTTTTTGTTACATTGTTACCAATGACTCCGCCGATGATCGCACCTGTTAGTGCATCACCCGTTTTGTCTCCGCCAACAACAACATCTTCACAAATTTCGATACTGTATGGTGACTTCTTTACTACAGATTTATAATGATCGTTCACAACTTCTGCGTGTGCCACACCTGATAAAAATCCTACGCCAATGCAGATGGCGATGGCATGGAAATAAAACTCTTTAAACTGCATTTGATTGTCCTTCTCTGTTGATGTAAGTGCAACTTTTCTGTTGCCAGGTAAGTTGCCAACCCCGTAGCCTAACTAATTAGGCCGCAAGAGCAAAGTTTTCGTTTGCGTCTATAGATTTGCTTGATTTACGGTCATCGCCTACCGGTAACTCCACAATGCCTAATCCGCCAGTCGATCCTACATCACCCCCTCAAAGCACACTCATTGAATGTGTTTTAAGTGATTGGTGGAGGTGCCGGGAATCGCACCCGGGTCCTGCTCGTCGTCGCCACGCTTCAACGTTACCCTTTATTTATAACACCTCTATGCGAGGATGTCAAGTTCTTTTTTAGTTTTTTGTTTGGATTTTGGTTGCCTAATTGGTTCGAGCCAACTATCAGCAATATATGCTTGTGGACTTGGGCCAAGCAATGTGTTAAGATCTTCTGCTTGAATCCACCAGTGGTGATCATGTACAATACATTGGCAGTTCATTCCTCTAAATTGGAACTGTTCACCAACGTTGTATTTTCCTATGTATTCTTTAACCTTAACAATTCTTCCTACATTTTCAGGTCGAACAGAAAAGATAATACGGGCGATATCGCCTTGTTCACATTTCATAAAAATACTTAGTTAGGAGATTATTTCTTTTGAATATTTCCGGCTACTTTTTTTCCGCGGAAGTCTTGTTCGTCGTAGGAAAGTTCCATACCTTCTACGATATGGTCTTCTTGAATACCTGCTTTTTTAAGTTCAGATATGTGTACAAAAATGTCACTGGATCCAGAAACATCCGGAGTTATAAATCCGAAACCTTTAACTGGATTGTACCATTTTAATTTACCGTATTGCATACTTTTAGTTACCCTCTGTACTATTATTTAGTTAATATTGGGTATATTTATATGAGAACAGCACAGGTCAAATTAATAACTTGTGCTGTTTCAAATGAGATTATAGAGAGTTTTTCTTCTCTTGGATTTCCGCTCTTCTTGATTTCGCAAGTTTACCAATGTTTCCTAAGGCTTTTCTTGCTCTTGCCGCGGCCGCTTTTACATTCTTTGTATCAAATGCTTCTGCTTCTTTCAAGTAATTTTCATATTCAGCAACGATTTGCTCATGAATTGTTGACATATCTTTCTCCTGTAATGTGTTTATAAACAGTGCTCCAGAATTTAGCAGTTGGAATATCATGTGTATATTCATTTTTGTTATACTCATGTTCGATGATAATGGGTTTCAAACCTAAGTCTTTCCCTAACTTAGCATTTTCAACTTTATCTTCGATCCACCAGGCCCCTGAACCTTCGTACTTTTCAAGTGCTTCTCGTTTGTCTGCACCAGTTGGTAGAAAGGTAATGTCGGATATAGTGCCTTCCCCGAAGTTATCAGCAAGATTCATCTTGCGTAACTCTTGTGCTGGCCTATCCGTGTGCATAGAAGTAATAGCCTTAAACTCATAGCCTTGCTGTTTAAGTTCTTTTACAACATCTACTGCATCTCTAAGAGGATCTAAAAAACACATCCATGCTGAACGATTAAAATATTCAATCATGAAGCGTCCTTTTTCCTCGTCGATTTCTTTTTTATCTTTTGTCTCCATCCATTCCCATACATGGTATTTGGTATTGTCTTTTTCAACAATTCCCTCAATAGCCATAAACTGTAAGAATCCGTTCTTCCAGTCTAAGAGAACTCCGTCGACATCAACTAAGATTAATTTATCACTCATTATGTTTTGATTCCTGTTGTTGCTTCAATGTATCTCTTTGCATGGTCCTCAAGTGTTTTAGTAATGACCATAACATTTGATTTCGGAATAGAAACATCATTATTTGGATCACTGGTTAGCATCCATTGTCCTAATACTAAACCTTGTGGTCCTTGCATTAATGTTAATGGCTTATGAACTACCCAAGCATCGGCTTTTTCGTCAGCAACACGAGCAACAATTTCCTCACCTGAAGTAAGTTTCATTGATACTGTGTCTCCTGATTTTGCAGGTGTGTTAACTAACATTATTGGCTCAGTCCTTCCATTCCGGTTTCTTCTACATACTTGGCTAATGCATCATAGCCTCCTATATACTTACCGTGCAGGATAATTTGTGGGACTGATCTTGGTTGTGGTAAACCATTTGCTTCAAATTCTTCTGTAAGTTGTTGTACTGAAATGTCTGAACCAACCTGAATTGATTCATATTCGATGTTTAGTGTTTTCAATAAGTGTTTTGCTTTGTCACAAAACGAACACATTGGTTTAGAGTAAACTACTGTTCTGCTCATAATTTAAATCCTTTAAAAGTATCTTTTTCTACATCTTGTTTGACACCGCCGATAATGTAAGACTCAACTTCAGTCTCTTGCGGTGCAACCTGCAAGCCTGCTGAACTTAACCAATGCTGTGTCCAAGGTAGTGGGTTAGTATTAATCGGACGATCATAAATCGTCTTTAATCCAAGTGCCTTCAATCTCTTGTTGGCGATGAATTCTACATATGCGTGTAAAAGGTTTTCGTTAAGTCCAATGATTGATCCATCCTTAAAGAGATAGTCTGCCCAACGTTTTTCTTCGTCTACACAATTACGCCACATATCATAAACTTCTTCTTCACACTCTTTTGCAATCTTAACAAAGTCTGGATCATCATCACCTTTGGCCCAGTGCTTCAAAATGTGTGTTGACAAGTTTAAGTGTGTTGCTTCGTCACGAGCAATCAGTGAAATAATCTTTGCTGAACCTTCCATGAGTTTAAGTTCGCCAAATGCAAATGTACAAGCAAATGATACATAAAAACGTAAACCTTCAAGAATGTTTACAGTCATCATTGCTTTGTACAATGACTTCTTAACTTCATATATATTGCCTTTACCTTTATTAAAATAATCGTTAGCAATATTATAAAATTTATCGTATTCTTTAGTTACACTTTCAGCACGTTCAATAATCTTTTCGTCATCAAGGATAGTATCAAATACTTCGCTTGGGTTAGGATATACGTTTTTTACAATGTGTGTATAAGAACGTGAGTGAATAGTTTCAAAGAAGTCCCAAGCAACAATACAACTTTCAAGTTCTGGCAAAGAACAATATGGTAAGAAAGCCATACAAGGCCCACGACCTTGTACACTATCCAAAAGTGTTTGATATTTTAAATTAGACGTAAAAATATGTTTTTGTTCAGGACGAAACTCAGCATAGTCACCTCGATCCTTTTGAAGACTTACTTCTTCTGGTCTCCAGAAGTAACCCAACATAGTTTGGTTTAGTTTATCATACTCTGGGTATCTAAAAGTATCGTATCGTTGAGTGTTTTGATCTTCACCAAAAAACATATACTGTTTTGTGAAGTCAACCTTGTTCCTGTTAAAAACTGTTTTTGCCATTTTAATATTGTTCCTCTAATTGTGTATACTATAATACACTATGTTTACTACTGTGTCAATGATTAAATTGCACAACTATCACAAACTTCTTCTTCATTTTGTTCTGCTGGTTGTTCTTGAACCAACGGAGTACTTATCTCTTCTTTTGGTTCTTCTACTTCATCAGCACCTTTAAAATCATAAGTGTTTTGGTAATAAGAAGTTTTCCAACCGTATTTGTATGTATTCAATAAGTCTTTAAACATAACACTCATTGGAACTTCATTGTCTTCGTATTGTAATGGATTATACGACCAGTTACCACTAATTGCTTGATCAAAGAACTTTTGCATTACAGCAACAATGTTAATATAACCTTCGTTACCTGGCATATCCCAAAGCAGTGTATAACTGTTCTTTAGAGTTTGATACTGTGGAACAATCTGCTTAAGAGGCCCTTTTTTGCTTTTCTTAACGGACAGGAATCCTCGTGGTGGCTCAATACCGTTTGTGGCATTTGACACAATGGAACTGCTCTCCGATGGCATTTGTGCGGACAACGTTGAGTGGCGTAGTCCGTGTTCCTTGATAGTGTTTCGAAGAGAATCCCAATCATATTTTAATTTAATGTTACATACTTCATCAAGATCTTTTTTGTATGTGTCAATTGGTAACACACCGTCTGCATATTTTGTTCTTTCGAAGTAATCGCATTTTCCTTTTTCTTTTGCAAGATTATTTGAAGCACTAAGCAAATAATATTGAAAGGCTTCTGTAAGTTCGTGAACTTTTGTTAGTGCTTTCTTGTCGTTGTATTTAACACCTTGTCTTGCCAAGTAATGTGCTAATCCGATATAGCCAATACCTAACGAACGTCTTGCCTTAGTAGAAACTTCTGCCGCTTTGACAGGATACTTTTGATAATCAATAATTTCATCTAATGCTCGTACTGCAAGATCACACAGTTCTTCTAAGTCATCAAGTTCTTTAAGAAGTCCTACATTAATTGCAGAAAGAATACATAAAGCGATCTCGCCTTCTTCGTCATCAATGTGTTGTAATGGCTTAGTTGGTAATGTAATCTCTTGACACAAGTTACTCATGTAAACTGTGTCTTTGAACGAACTATGTGTGTTAGCATGGTCAACGTTCATAATGTACATACGTCCTGTTTCTGCACGTTCTTTCAATAATGCAGAAAATAATTCCATTGCTTTTACAGAACGCTTTCTAATTTTAGAATCTTTTTCATACTTTGTATAAAGTTTTTCAAACTTATCTTGATCACTAAAAAATGCTTCATACAAATCTGGTACATCATGTGGCGAGAAAAGAGTAATATTGCCGTCGGACAATAATCTTTCATACATTAATTTATTAAGTTGAATTGAATAATCTAATTTACGTACACGATTGTCTTCAGTACCTTTGTTATTTTTTAGAACAAGAACGTCTTCAATTTCAAAATGCCAAAGTGGGAAATGCACTGTAGCACTACCTCCACGTACACCATTCTGTGTACAGCATCTCACTGTGCTTTCAAACTTTTTAAGGAACGGAATGATTCCTGTGTGTGCTACTTCTCCGCCTCTGATCTTTGAGTTAATCGCTCTGATTCTACCAGAGTTAATTCCGATACCTGCTCTTTGGGCCGTGTAACGTCCAATAGCCATGTCACTACTAAAAATGGAATTGAGAGTATCATCGCTATCAACAAGAACACAAGAAGCAAACTGACGAATAGGAGTACGAACACCTGCCATAACAGGGGTGGGGATGTTAAGTTTAAAAAGTGAGGTCGCATCGTAGTATCTCCTTACATAGTACATTCTATCTTCTTTGGGATAGTTTGCAAACAATGTTGCCGCGATCATCATATACATATGTTGAGGAGTTTCAAACAGTTGACCTGTG